AGGACGAAAGTCCGGTATTGAAAAAAGAGGATCTTAATATTATCAGCGATCCTACACAGCACCGGCTGGCCCTTAACTGGTGGGACCGGACAGGTAAGGAGATGTCGGCAGGGTTTTACGATGCCCGTGAAAAGGAGATCGAGCGCAGACAGTTGGAGGGGGTACCGGTACCGGTAGATGGGGATGCGAGCAATTTAGATGCCATGGTCTATATCCGCAGACCGGTCAAGGACAAGCGGAAAAAAGCCTTTTCAGAGGCCAGCACATGGCCCGAGTTCGGGTTTGAGGTCCGACCCGAGTGGTGGGGAAATGCGGGAATGATCGAGTTGGGCGCGTATCATTATGAGAAGGAAGAGGCGGAGGAGCCGGAAGATACAGATCAGAAGCCAGAGACCGGAGATCAGAACTCAGAAAAAGCGGCGCCGGAGGAAGGGACGTTTTAGTTTTGAATTTTTAATGAAAAAAGAAAAACCCTCTCACAGAGCCCGCAGAGATCACAGAGTTTTTTATTTATAAATCTTTTCTCTGTGTCCCCTGCCCGCAATGCTTCGCAACGCGAGGCAGGCGGGTCTGTGTCCTCTGTGAGAGAAAATCTTTTAAACTTTGTGGGCTCTGTGAGAGATAATTATGAGTGGAGTAGCGGATTTACCCTTACGGGTGTGTAACAGGTGCGGGGGCGTCTGGATGGAGGATTCGCAGATGTATGAAGATGTGGACCGGTGCCCGCACTGCGGGGTCAGGGCCGGGTCTCCGGAGTATGAGGGGAAGCCGGACCCTGATATTGACTATTGACCCGTTTCCGTCATTCCCGCGAACGCGGGAATCCAGGGGAATCAACCACTTATGGACTCCCGTTTTCGTCATTCCCGCGAACGCGGGAATCCAGGGGAATCAACGGCTTTAGAGACTTTTTACGAGACTATCACCATTGAAGGGTTGAATTGAATATTGAAGGGAGCGCATGGGACGGAGAGCTGGGAGGAAGAAGACGCGGCGATGGAAGATAGCGGAAGCGAAAGCGGCAAAAGAGAGGCTGAAGGCTGCAAGGCAGGGCAGCAATCGAATAAAGGAAAGAGGATAGCCCGATGAATACGGAGGAGGTAGCGATGACAAAGACTAAGGAATACGCAAAGTGTAACCTGGATTTGCCGAGTGGTTCAGAGGTGAAAATTTCCGGGTTTAACAGTATCGGGGTGAACGATAAGATCACCATGGTCGTGACCGGTACCGTCAGGGAGATCTCGGAGAATGCGGACGAATGGGATCCGGGTAAGCACATGAGGATCCGGATCAAAAAGTGCAAGATTGAGGGGCCGGCCAAGAAAACCTCTATTGATGATGCGCTCAAGGATTCTGTTGGTAAAGTTTAAAAGACTGTCTCTCGCAGCAGGGACACCGGCGAAGGCGCAGCAGGAACGGCGAAGGCGCAGCAGGAACGGCGAAGGTTAAAAGATTGTCTCTCACAGAGGACACAGAGGACACAGAGTTTTTACAAATAACCAATAACGAATAACTAATATCCAGTATCCAGCATCCAGCATCCAGTATCCAGTAACCAGTATCCAGCATCCAGTATCCAGTAACCAGTATCCAGTATCCAGTAACCAGCATCCAGCATCCAGTATCCAGTATCCAGTAACCAGCATCCAGTAACCAGTATCCAGTAACCAGTATCCAGTATCCGGAGGCTGATATGGACGGAAAGACCCTTTATAATTACGCCGTGAAGGCTATGGGCGGGATCGCGGACGAGGACAAGAAGTTTTTTTATGATTGTCTCGATGCCGCGGCCCTGGATTTTGTGCGTCAGACCAGGATCCTGACGGCTATCGCCACTATCACCACGGTTGAGGACCGGCAGGTCTATAATCTCCCGGCGAATTATATCGAGCCTTATCTCAAGGACCGGAACCGGCGGTTTGTGGCCAAGTATTATGACGGGACTTACTACTCCTGGCCGTATCTCACGTCCTTTGAACACCTCTATCGTGCAAATTACACGGACAGTAAGGATATTCCCGCCCGTTTTGCCGTTAGAGACAAGCCTGACGGGGAAAGTTCGGTGACCGGGACGGCCACTTCTGCGGGCGCGGCCACGGCGGGCCGATGTATCCTGACCGATACGGAGGCGGCTTTCGAGACCACGGCCGAGGTCCGGGATATCATCCACAACACCACGGACGGATCGGACGGGGTGGTTCTTTCCATAACCGATGACACCCATCTTGTCTGTGCCCTTTTCGGCGGGACCAATAACGCCTGGACCTCGAGTGACGCCTATGTGATCACACCGGCGGCCAACTACCAGGTCTATCTCGATGCACCGTCGGCCACGGCCGACCAGACCCTTTATGTGCCCTATCTCTGTATGCCCTCCCCTGTCTATTCGGATTATGACACCTGGCGTTTTCCGCCCATGAGCTGCCGGGCCATCTGTTACGAGGCGGGCTGGCTCTTTAACGCGGATTACGAGGAAGGTCTGGAGCGGTTTGAAAACCTGCATAATCTCTATTTGGAAGAGATTGTCCGGGTGAACCGGGAGACCGCGCTGAAGAGGCTGCAGGGCGGGAGATATTCCACGAGAGGATAAAAAAAAGAAAAAATCTCTCACAGAGGCACAGAGAACACAGAGAAAAGATTTTGACACAAAGAGGACACCATGAGAATCAAAAAAGTAATGATTAAGGGGGAGGATTAATGGATACAGGAGAAGGAAGATTTGAAGAATTTGAGTATAAACCATCAGAGGAGTATGACAATCTGAGGAAGAAGTACCCAAAATCAAAAGGTGTCTTTTATGTAGGAGAAGAACTGAAAATCAAAGGGAGTTTGTTTCGGGTTAAAGATATCTCACCTTATGGGATAAAGCTGAAATTGCTCAAAGGGGAGTTATCAACAGTGAAGATTTATAAATAAAAGACTCTGTGATCTCTGTGGGCTCTGTGAGAGAAAATCTTTTAAACTTTGCATCTCTGTGAGAGATAAATTATGCCGAGAAACGTCAAAATGAATTCGTTTACGGGTATGAACAACGTCAAGGCCTCGGAGGGATTGTTTGTGGCCAAGGGCGGTGTTGTGGAGCCCCGGATCATTCTGAATGCGGATGTGACGCAAAAGGGCCGTCTCGTCAAGCGGGATGGGCAGACCAAGGTTATTTCGCTCACTGACGGCCATTCGGAATGGGCAGGGGCCACCTGTCATCTCGTTATGGACGGGACTACCCTCAAACGGATCAGCGGTGAGACTGCTACCACCATCGAGGATATCGGTGGTCTCAAGACCGAGATGTTCTACGCCGAGGTCGGCGACAAGGTTTACCTGTCCAGTAAATATTATAACGGCATATTCGACCCCGAGACCGACACTATATCGGTCTGGGGCATTACCCTGCCCGAGGGGCCGGTCCTGTCTTCAACCACCGGGGGGTTGCCTGCGGGCAGGTATAAGGTCACACTTACCCAAAACCCCGCCACTTCCGGGGACGATATAAGCGGTAACGGGCCTGTATCCGGGATTACCCTTGCGGCCGAGGGCGGGATCTCCATCAGCAACCGCCCCTCGGGCGCCATAGTCTGGTGTACGGATCCTAATGGGGATAAATTTTTTAAGGTAGGCGAGACCGATGCGATCGTCAATCCGGTATCCGTGGAACCCCTGCCATCCTTTCTCTGTTCACCCCCGCCCTTTATGGAGTGTATCACACACGCGTTTGGCCGGATGTGGGGGATGAGAGACAATTTTCTCTATTACTCGGAATCCTTTCATTTTGGCTGGTGGAAGTTGGGCGGCAACCGTTTCAGGTTTGCCACCAATGGCGTCCTTATAGCAAAGGTCTGGTCGGGTCTCTTTGTCGGCTGCGAGGACCGGACCAAATTCATGAAGGGGACTAAGCCCCAGGAGATGCAGGAGATGGACGTGGGCGCCGGGGCCGTGTCCCTGAAACCGGCATATTGCAATAATATTATCGAATTGGGAGATACCATATCCCCGCCTGAAAAAAAGCATCACAGTGTACCCGTGTGGGTGTCAAAAGAAGGGTTTGTGGCGGGGAACCCGGCAGGAAGGCTGTTTTCGCTCAGTCAGCGAAAGGTAAAGTTTGCCCCCGGGGCTACCGGGGCCATGTTGCACAGGATGAAAAACGGGCAGTTTCAGGTTTTGTCCTCATTCCCGAGGGGCGGAGTAAACAGCGGCCTCGATATAAGTGATGATGCGACGTGTGAGGTTGTGCGCAATGGAGTGGTGATTTAAAAAATGTCTCTCACAGAGGACACAGACCCGCCTGCCTCGCGTTGCGAAGCATTGCGGGCAGGGGACACAGAGAAAAGATTTATAAATTAGAAACTCTGTGATCTCTGTGGGCTCTGTGAGAGAAAATCTTTTAAACTTTACGGTTCAATTAACAGATAACAAATAACTAATTCCGGGGTGCTTTCGGGGAGTTGATCTTCTCCGGTAGCCAAATTTAGAGGCCGTATGGGGTTTGTGTGCTCCATATCGGCCTTTTTTTATGCCCCGGCCAAACACCCGCCTGCCTCGCGTTGCGAAGCATTGCGGGCAGGAAGGAGAATAATCATGGACAGAATAGTAATACCAAATGGAGATATGCTTGACGAACTGAGGGAAACCCCGGATTTAGCGTATAGGGCCAAGCACCAGGTTGAGAGTAACTTGGGCCTCGTGGGGATCTGGCAGTGTGACCAGTATCGGGACGGGAAGTTGATAAGCGGGGGGTATCCGGAACCGACTCGCAACACGTTTACGACCGAGGGGGTCGCTTATTTTCTCAATATCCTGTTTTACACGACCGCAAAGTCCGCGGCTCGTATCTGGTATGTTGGAATATACGACCTGGATGTGACACCCGCTGTCGGGAACACCGCCGCTGTGCACCTTGGGGCAGGTGGGACTTATGGCGCGATGCAGGCTACCACTGAAATAGATGAGGCGACCTACCCCGAATATACCGCCGCTGCCATATCGGCAGCAAGGATAGCAACAAACGCGGCAAACAAGGCCGAGTTTACCATTGCGGCCACCAGGACTGTCTACGGGGCGTTTCTCGGTGATGATAGCGATCCTACAGGCGTGGCCGGGCATTTGTTAGCGGCTAAGAAGTTCACGGCTTCACGGGATGTTATAGATAACGATGTGCTATATGTATCGTACGTCATTACGGTGAGTTAAGGGTGAAAAAAGAAAAAGGCTCTCACAGAGCCCGCAGAGATCACAGAGTTTTTTTATTATAAATCTTTTCTCTGTGTTCTCTGTGCCTCTGCGAGAGATAATCTTTTAAACTTTGCGTCTTTGCGTCTTTGCGAGAGATAATCTTTTAAAATGCCTAAATACCAACATGACAATTTCGGCGACGTGATGGACCACATTTTCGCAAAGGGTATCATCACGTCTGTCGATTCCGAGAACGACCTTGCTGACGTGACGGTCGAAGGTTATCAGGATGGTTCTGATGTTCCCTTGTTCTATCACTGCGAACCTGACAGTGAAGAACGGTCAAACGGCGCCATCGAGGGGGCCGCCGCCGCCTTCAGCGTAGACGATGAAGTGATAGTCATGCTGGAGGTAAACGGGGCTCCTGTGCGTATTGTGGGGTTTGTGGATGGGATTAAGAGTTGTTGTCTGTTCACTGAATTATATCCCTATGATGAAGAGAAGTGGGCAGGTCTTTGGCCGGTAACAAGCTGGTGTAATGATGGGTGGGAGGCGATTCCGTGTGACGGGTTTGTAACATCTTCATTTACTTTCGATGGAGAGACTACCTTTGTTTTTGATCGTGGTGGGTGTGGGGGGCATGGTACACCGGATCACGTACAAGTATATCATCAACAAAATCTTAATACGCCATTAAATATGAAGGGAGAGGAACTGTATTTCCTTCTTGATATTGATACATATTCATTTAGTTTCTCAGGACAAGAAGTGCCAGGAAACAACACATATAGTTATGTAAGAGTTGGGCTAATTGTAGCCAGAATCTCAAACCCTTCCATTACACCTACGCTCATTCAATTTTTTGGACCTGCTGACGCTTATCCTGAAGTAACACATAATACGACGCCTTCTGGCTCGTATTCAGATTCCGGTATATTTTACATAAATATATTGGATGTAATTAAATATCACTTTCCAGAAGAACCTAATCTTGATGATTGGCAAATAAAAGGATTTAGGGTTCATTATCTTGCAGCCGCAAATGCAACTTTGGCAAATTGCAACTTTCTTGTAAACGGTTTTATTGACTTTAATAGCATAAAGGTTTGTGGAGCTTTGCCCACGGGGGCGAAACTTCCAGCTTATAGTGGATACGGATATGGTTAATTAAAATAACCCAAAGAACCTGATCCCTTCTTTGGTCAACAAAAACAAGACTGGTATGGCGGTCGCTATGCCGGTCTCTTTTATTGGCCGGGGGAGAGATAAAATGGAAACAAAGCCGAAAATGGGAGTCTTGATAGAGGCTCACGTTGAAAAATCAATCATTTACCGCCCCCGCTTCCTGGCGAAAAGTATTTGGGACGTGGAGCACTGGCGGAAAGGTCAACTTCTTTCCAAAACACAGGACCATAACGTTTGCACCGATGAAGGGTTAGACGCCCTACTTGACATCATGTTCGGGGCAACGGCCAAGATAGCCACATGGTACATTGGGATATTTGAGGATGATTATACGCCTCTTATCACAAACACTTATGCTGTCCCCGGCTACACCGAATCGACGGCCTATGTGGAGGCAGCAAGGGTGGAATACATAGATGCCCCGGCTTCTTCAAAGGTGATGACCAATAGCGCCAGCAAGGGTGAGTTCACCATGAACGCCACCAAGACCATTTATGGCGCGGCCCTGGTGGGCGGTGGAACAGACCCAACGGTCAACACGGACACCGCTGGAGGCGGGACCTTATATTGCTCCGCGCAGTTCGGAGTGGGAAAAGCCGTTGTCAGCACGGATGTTTTAAAAGTGACGGTTACAATTACTGCGGCTGATGTTTAAAGAAATTGATGAAAAGGAAATCTTAATGACATCCTTACTATTTCGTAAAGGTTAATCATGCCGATTGGAACATATTCACCTGGAGCCAGTGGAGACGATTCTGCATTCGGTGGGGGGGATTTCTGGCCCAGCAGCGGAGAAATGTCCTGTTGTGGCGGATTTGATGTTTTCTTTCGTTTCAGGAACGTAGCCATCGCTAATGGTTCTACAATCAATAGCGCTAAAGTCAGCTGGAGAGCGACAAATAACCAAAATGCCATCGATTCCGATGTCGACATTTACGGGAACGATGTTGACGATGCAGTTGCACCCACTTCGTATGCTCAAGCAGCCGCATTGGTTTTAACAACAGCAAAGGTGGATTACGATAATTTACCCCAGCTTGTAACGTACGATTGGTATGATTCGCCCGATATCACATCTATTATTGAGGAAATAATAGGCAGACCTGGGTGGGTTTCAGGCAATGATATAATTATAGTTTTCCAAGGCATATCAGGAACTCAATTTACCATTGCTGGAATCGACCTCGGGTTTGATAGTGAGGCCGATCTTGTAATTGACTATTCGGCACCAGCGCCTACAGAAATAGAAGCAGAAATCACAGAGGGGTTTACCACCTCTGATGTTCCAGACGCTTTTAACCTGACTGATGGAATATCGGAAGGGTTTTCTTCTTCAGATGCTACCGTGGGCATGAACACCACCTGTAAGATATCCGAAGGCTTTAAGGTTAATGCCCTATTAGGCGGTGAAGGTGAAGGTGAAGGTGAAGGTGAAGCGGATTTCACAACGGATGATGCTGCATCCGCCGTTAAAGAACAGTATCCGGTGGAGGAAGGCGAGAGTCTCACCTCAGACGATGCCCTGGCCGTAGAAACAGAAACAACGCTGGCCGAAGGTGTCACTTCTTCCGATGAGATCGATGTGGGCACGGAAGTAATTGTTCCGGAAGGCGCATCGTCTTCTGATGAAATTGATGTGATACACGCAAAATATGTAACCATAAATGAAACCCTCAATCTCTATGGCACATTGGGCTGGGCCTGGGGTAAGACCAACGAAGAAACCTTGGCCTTTACCGAGGCGGTAGACAAGATCCTTTCTATCCCTGTCAATGACCCCTTGACCTTAGAAGATGTGGCAGTCAGCAACTGGACCGGGACGGAATCGGTCGAGTCCACGTTACAGTTTATAGGGAGTCTTATTGTCGGGGAGATATTCAACGAGACTAATTCCGAGACCCTTACAATCACAGACGTACCAACCTACCTGCATAAGATGATATCGGCCATAGCGGACAGCCTTGGTATTACCGAGGCTGTGACCGCGCAGGCTGAGTTTAACCCCGAGATTATTGAGGCCATTGCCATAACCGGGCTTGTGGAAGTCCTGAGCAATCTCTTTAATGCCAATGAAGAAACCCTTACCTTGACGGATACGCTCGGGGTGGGATGGGGCAAGACCCTTGCCGAGACCCTGACCCTGACCGATACGGCCACACCGCTATTTTACGCCATGGCGGCCCTGACTGATTCTATTGCCTTTACGGAAGCGGTCTTACACCAGTTTCAGGTTGATGAGAGCATATCGGACGTTATCGAGTTTGCCACGACCCTGGCTTTACAGCAGATCTTGACGAATACGGTTGAGGATACGCTTGATTTTGAGATTACGGTCGAGTTAGACGGGGAATTGTGGGAGTGCTGGGTTTTGAATACAAACGCCTTCCACGCGTCTGTTTACAGCGGGTATGACTTTAACTCATTCGCGGTCGATAACGATATTGCCTATGGGTGCAAGCCGGACGGGATATACAGGCTGGATGGCGATACGGATGACGGGGACGCCTTCAAGTCCGGGCTCGTACTCCCCGAGAGCCGGTTCGGGACCCCTCATTTTAAAAGGTTCAGAAAGGCCTATTTCGGTCTGGCAGGCGGGACCACCCCGGCCATCAAGATGGAGAATGAAGACGGGACGAGCAACACATACACGATCGCCAATTCCAAGGCAACACCGACCAGGGGAGTGAAGGGCAGGAGGTGGACGGTGAGTGTGGGGGATTTTGATAGTCTGGATTTTGTGGAACTGGTGCCCTTATGGCTGGTTCGATAAAAAAAGTCTCTCACAGAGGCACAGAGGACACAGAGAAAAGATTTATAAATTAGAAACCCTGTGGTCTCTGTGGGCTCTGTGAGAGAAAATCTTTTAAAATTAAAAACTCTGTGTTCTCTGTGTCCTCTGTGAGAGACAATCTTTTAAACTCTGTGCCCTCTGTGGGCTCTGTGAGAGATAATTATGACGAAAGCGATGGAAGACAACTTATGGTACCGGGGTAAGCGGCCCATTATCGACAAGTACCTGTCCGAGCAGAAACAGGCTGAGGATGTTGTGGCCGGCCGGGGGATACTGTACCGCCCGGGGTTTCTCGGGGAGGCGATCACGTCCATTGAACTCAATGCCAAGACCGGGCTATCGGATCTTAATTATCAGATTGTCACGGCGGCGATCGAGCGCGAATTGGCCCAGACCGGTCACGATTACGACATAGCAGTCAAAGAGGCCATGATAGCCTGGGAACTCGAAAAGGCTACTGCTCTCACTACCTTACAACAGGATTTTGCTGATAATAAGAAAGTGCGGGACATGGACGACCAGGAGCTTGACCGTCTTGAGATTACCACGAATCTAAGAAAGCTCGTTCTTATGGCCGCAAAGACCGCCATTGATATTGATATGGAAGAACTCAGACAGGAAATGACCACGGTGGATCAGTCAACCTTCCCGGCTGAAGATGCGTTACTTGCGGCCAGGCTTGCAGCCGGACGGAAGAAACTCGAAGTCATACCCTACATCGAGACGGTGCTTGAGAAACAGCAGCTTATTATAGACGCGGAAGAGGATAACGCAGACCGGAAGACCGCCCTTATCACTGAAAAGGAAATCCTGAACGACAAACGGGAAGACCTGATAGATGCCAGGGAGCTGATAGCCGATGCCATAGTTACCCTGATAGCGGCAAAACAGGCCCTTGTGGTAAAGCGGGAAGGTTTAATAGACGCGAAAGAGCTTGTGTCTGGTCAGGAAACACTTAATGTGGGATATCTTAACTTATACATACAATCACTAACTGGTCTGGATGCTGAAAAGCAATCTCTTATCACGGCCAAGAAAGCCCTAATCCCTTATATCCATAACAAGTCTTCAGCCTTGATTGCCTATACCGCTGAACTTGACGCTTGGGTAATAGTCAAAGACGCCATTGCCACCATTAAAGAACAGATTTCGTCCGAAATGGAGCTTAGAGTAGACAAGAAGGGTGACATCATAGATGCCAAGGTAGACCTGAATGATCTAAAGTTGGATTTACAGGAGGCCAAGATTAACCTTGAAATTGCCAGAATGACCGGAAAAAGCGATTTAATGACTCAGAATATAAAAAATGCGGCTTTGATGCTTGCGGAGCGTGAAACTTCTTTCAATGCCAAGATAACAAGGGAGAGTGCGTTGACAAGTGGCCAGATAGACCTTGATCTTTATGACGCTCAAGTTGGTTTTGAAACTACATCAGAGGTAAACGATATTGAGTTTGATGCAGAAAGAATCGCCGTTATTAAAATTGCGCGAGCCCGAATAAGAGAAAAAACAGATACCGCAGACATAGCGGCCAATGCAGAATTGACGAGTGAGTTAGTTCATTTATTGGCATAAATAAGGCGCAAGGGAAAAAGTCTCTCGCAGCAGGAACGGCGAAGGCGCAGCAGGAACGGCGAAGGTCAAAAGATTGTCTCTCACAGAGGACACAGAGGACACAGAGTTTTTACAAATAACTAATAACGAATAACGAATAACCAGTATCCAGTATCCAGTAACCAGCATCCAGTAACCAGCATCCAGTAACCAGTATCCAGTATCCAGTATCTAGTATCCGGCCGGAGGCCGACATGACATCCACAATCTATGAAAGAGGACAGGCACGGGAATCAATCATCTGGAACCCGTTTGAGTATAACGGGCCTTTCAACACCGTCCATGACGCTGAGAGAACTATCATATTTGGGCTCTATGCGAACACCTACCTTTATGGACATAATTACCTGAACGAGATCGAAACAGAAGATCTTGCGCGGTTGGTTGATAATTACACCGTTGCCATTGCTCAGATTACCAATGATGAGGCGCAGCTTGCCCTTGATGTTGCGGCCAGGCGGTATGTGGAACGGATAGAGGGCCAGATCCACGATGAGAACCTGATAACGAGAGACAAGAAGATAGATGCCTTAGATGATGAGTATGACGCGAAGACGGCAGCCCTTGATGCCGATTATGAAGCCATTACGACCATGCAGGCCAAGGTCCAGTTAGCCTGGGACAAGGCAACACAGAAGATAAAAGACCTTGAAATGAGGACCGAGCTTGAGGATGTGGCGCAGTCTCTTGTTGATGTGGACATTACAGAGCAGGAATTGAGAGCCGCTAAGGCTGATCTTGCTGTGATAGAGGCAGGGCTTAAAGGTCTTGACATTCAACTCGCCATCACACAGGCGGGAATTGACCAAACCGATACCGACCGTCAGATTACAGAGGCCGGGATTAAGGTTGATGAGGTAGGCATAGAAGTATCTGAAACAGAGGTTAAGGAATTCGGTGTGGATCTTGATATTACCAATGCTGGTATAGGACTAAGCAAGTCGCGGGCCGCTGGGGAACGTATCAAAAGTGATACGAAAGGGGTTGCTGTCCGAGTTGCAGAGACAGGTCTACAGATTGTAGAAACAGATGCTAAAAAGTCTCAAATTGATGCAGAAATATCTAAGATTGAAGCTGATACTGCGAGGTTGGCATTGGTGGATAGTGAAAAAACCATTGCCAGGGCTGACAAAAGGATAGTCCAGGCAGAGAATAACTTATTGGTAAAAGAAAAGGATCTTATAAAATCACAAGAGGACAACGTAACGGATGAAACAATTTTCATAGATGACCAGAAGATCGAGCAAGAGACATTGGATGGTAAGATTATAGAGCATGATCAAGCTAAACATGATTTTGACATAGGAGTAAGCGAAAAAGAAACCGATTTTGAAGACAACTTAAAGGATATAAAAGTAAATGCTTTTGATACGAAAAGAGATTTGGTTGATGAAGTCAAAGTTAGTAAGGTTGGAGATGCTAACGATAGAATTAGAATCCACGCTATAAGGACTGAAGAGGTTCAACTCCTTGCAGATGCAGCCATTACCGCAGCGCAAAACATAGCTGATGCAAATATAGTAAATACACTAACTCATTCTATAGGATAATTATGCTGAATTATTTTGGCAATTATTTGTCTGAAACTGAAGCTCAATTAGAAGAGTACTTAGGCGTTCGTAATCCGTTTTACGACTATCTTCTTGCCATGAAGACACAAATGCCTGGGGGGGCCAATATTGTTGGTATGATTGCAGCCCGGGTTAAGGCTCTATGGGAAAGCATTGACTTAGGGTTTATGGGTGACAGGCTTACTTATGCTCCAGGAGATCGGACGTTAAACTTTGGGGATAAGAATAACCCAGTCAGAGTTGGTTTAGGCGCACCTATTGACTATGATATTTGGTACGTGTTCGGGGCTGGAAATGTTTTAAAGTTTGGTGGAAAAAGTGTTGAAGAATCAATGGAAAAGATGGCCGGGTTCTTTGAAGAAGTTGACCAAGCTAAACCTTTAATTCCTCCGGTAGAGAATGTTGATCCTAATGTTTTTATCTATCCGCGTTCAGGCGGGACAGTGGGTACTACTTTATTTGCAAGCATGACGTCCGGCCGCATTAATTTAGGGACGAGAAGTCACCAGTATGCAATAAAAGAGGCACGGTTTGAAACATGGCTTACCGGGAACAGTGCCGAATATTATTCAAACGGCCCTAAAGCTCCCGATGGTGACGGTTATGCCGGCTATATTGCTTTTCCCGTAGGGCCTCTTGGGGTAATGTGGCGTATCAGCTTGGCGACCGAATCCTCACTTGCAAGTGGATTAAGCACCAGGGTTGTCCCTATTGGTGCTCAAAATGAGACTATCGAGGGGGGCGAGATACTTCCACCCTTTGACCTCAATAAGAAAGAGACTTGCGGCGAAATGATGATGAACAAGGGCTATATTATAGATGATGATTCTGTGGTTGAAAAATTTGCAGAGGGAGCCGGTACTGACCAACCGCCTTATCACTACTGGCTAAGGTATTGGATCAAAAAAGACAATACCGAGATAGTCCCTGGTGAGTTTTGCGGATTGCTATGCAGACCATGGCCTTTACATTGCTGGTGGAACCAAGAAACAGCTCCTATTGTATATTCAGGGCATTGGGTAGAGACGGAGTTTTATACATCCGGGATCGTTAAAGAGGTTATTGAACCAGAAGACGGAGAGGTCGGCAACAGATATAAGATTTGGGCCAAGAACGAGGAAATTATTGTCAAGAGTTCTGATTTTCTGGAATACGAGGTTGATGAACGTGTGGGCCTGCTCAAGACGTGGAGAGAAGGCAGCGGGGATAGTGGCGGATATATCGGTCCGGTGTCGGATATTGGGGAGCCTGCCAATTTCAACTGGAAGAATTTGAGTTTATTGGATACCGGGGAGGCGCTGACGGAAGATTGGGTTATTGTGCCTGCAGGGTTCTACGAAAGTTCAGGTAGCAGTGTGGGAGGTTAAAAAAGGGTATCTCACAGAGGCACAGAGGGCACAGAGAAAAGATTTATAAATTAAAAACTCTGTGATCTCTGTGAGAGAAAATCTTTTAACATCTGGGGGATAGGAAAATGGCAACATCAGCAATAGACAATTTAGAACGTAAGCAGTTTGCAGGAGCTATTCGAAAGGCGATATTGGAACGTATTCGTCAGCCCCAGGGCCAGGGCTACACGGGAGGGCCTACGGCGGGGGCAAGACCCATGATGAGTTTTAGTGGGGGATCAGCAGCGGATGCCCAGGCTTTTAACGATAAGAGAACCCGTCAAGCCTTGTATGGAAAGTACGGCAAAGGCGGGATACTGCGTGAGCGGATACGGGCAAAGAGCTTGAGCGATATTGCCGGACGGGGGATGACGGCAAAGGACCGGGCGGATATAGAACTGAAGAAGAGGGAGTTGGATATAAAAGAGAGAGATCCATTCCTAAACCCCCCGCTCATAACGGGAAATGAAGGGCAGGGAGAGATTGCAACCCTGCCGCATACCGGGGAGCCGCTGGCTGCGCCGGCATTATTGGGCGGGGAGCAGTTTCAGCCGCCTGCAGCGCCGGCGTTGAGAGATGCGGCGCCGGCTGCGCGTAGGTCCGGTGGCGGTGGGATTACGGTTCCGCCGTTACGAGAGGGGGAGCGCCGGGATCCCCGGATGGCTCCGCCGGGAACGTATAGTGCGCCGGGTGAATATGATCCGGGGTTAGGCGCAAGGATAAGGGAGCAAATTGAAGGCGCCCGAGCGAATGAACGTTTTACGCCGCCGGCTGAGCAAACCCCATATGGTGGAGATTATGATACACCTGGGGGTGGCGGGCCGGATTATGAGGCTGAAAGCTATAAGCCGCCATTGCGCGAGGTTGCGCAGACTGCCCGGAAACCCGAGGTAAGCGTAGCCGAAATAGCAAAGGCACTGAAAGCGGCAAGCGCAAGACCCGGCAAGACCCGGGCGTCTTCTGCGGAGAGCACGAAAGAGAAAGGACTCGCCTGGTTGAGTAAATTGATTGAGGGGTTGTGGCCCAAAGGCCAACCTCATGATCTATTATATAGATAGGGTAGACTTCCTTAGAGAGAGACCATGCCATCTTCAAATTTAGCTGATATTGCGGGGTTTATACGTCAGGAGCAGGAGAAGGACGAGCGGCTGTTAGCCTCATTGGCGCGCCCGCAAAGGCCCAAGGCCCATACTTATACGCCCGAGGAGCGGTTTGGGTTTATCTCGCAGCGGGGCAAGGAGCTGATCCGGGATAATCCCGACCGGGATTCGAAGCTCCTGCAGGCCGGGATCGATGAGATAGGGGAATGGAAGGAGGCCCCGAATAACTATCCGGTCCTCGAGGACTTGGAACGGTACGGGGCCGAACGGATGAAGAGGGTAGAAGAGGCAAGCCCTGGCGCACTGACCGAAGCCGCGAAAGGTGTTGGAAGGGCGGCGCTGCGATGGAATGAGGCCGCAAATACGGGATTGCAATGGCTCGGAAAACAGGCCGAAAGCGGCTGGTTGGAGCGAAAGTTAGGTGTTGCCGATGCAGGTGGAAAAATCGCTGAGTGGGCTGAAGGCAATGTAGAATTCCTTCAGCGGAAACAGAAGGAATGGGGTCTTGAACAAGCTGAAAAGTTTAAGGGAAAGAATGCAATAGATAATCCTGAAATACTTAAAGACGCTTCCTGGTGGGCCGGAACGCTTGCGGAGTTTGGTACAGACCTTGGGGCTATGATTTTACCTTCCATGCAAGCCCATAAAATAATCACTACAGCAGGAAAGGCCACCAAGATGGCCCCTGCCCTTATAAAAAGTCTCGCAGACATAGGGGCTAAAATGACGGGAGGCGCCATTGGAGTAGGGCTTGAAGCAACCGCAACTTACCAGAATGTTTTAAAGCAAACCGGTAGCCACGAGGAAGCGACCCTTGCGGCCGGTTTGTTTGCTCCCGCGGTGTTTGCCTTGAACGCTTTTTCTGTGGGTAAGTTGATGCAACATGCCGGTCAGGGGTTAATGGCTAAAGGCGGCAAGGCTTTAGTGAATTTCTTGACTGAAGGCACTACCGAAGCACTGGAAGAGCCCGCGGAAGTGGCGTCACAACTTGCAGCGAAAATAATACAAGGCAAACCCGTTCCTGAAGAGTGGAAAGAAATGTTTTCGGACTCCATGAAGCAGGCGGCAACGGTATTTCTTCCCGCCGGAATAGCCGGGGGCGGGATGTCTATGGCGACAGGCGTAGGGCGCGAGGCGGAAAAGCCGGTCGATGACGGCCAGGGGATGGGGGCGGATACCGGGCAGGTGGATGAGGTAGGCGAGGCAGAATCCAGTATCCAGCATCCAGAATCCAGTATCCAGCATCCAGTATCCAGCATCCAGCATCCAGAATCCAGTATCCAGCATCCAGAATCCAGTATCCAGCATCCAGAATCCAGTATCCAGAATCCAGTAGGTGATGCGCAGACGGAGATAAAAGAGATTGGGGCGGAAGGGATAGCGCTTGAGACGCTTTTGGAGACGCCGATCGAGGAAAGATTGGACCTGCCCGCCAGTGCCAGGCGTTCGCAGGCGGGTGTTCCACGTGGAACGGAAGAACAGCGGGAGGGCGAAGCGGTTTTACCTGATATCGTCCCGCCGGAGACCTCACCCCCTCCGGCAGCGGTCATCCCTCCAACGCCTCCGGATCAGGGCGCCACCCCCGGTCCGGAGGTCCCTCCTCTTACCGAAGAGGAGCGGGCGGAGTTGTGGGAGATGGCGCTGTCTGATGAGTTTGTGCCCGAGGATCTGCGGACGGTGGATTTAGAGCAGATGGCAGGGGCACTGGAGGTGGAGTTACCGGAGGGGTATGGGAGATTTGAGCTGCTTAAAGGGGTGAACGATAAGATAGGGGCAGAAAAAAAAGAAAGTGGTCAGGAGGCAGTGGTCAGTGGTCAGGAGGCAGTGGTCAGTGGTCAGGAGTCAGTGGTCAGTGGTCAGAAGGAAGCGGCAGAGCCTGCCGTAATCCGGACTAAAACAGATAAGCCTTTTAAGACGGAGAAGTCTGCGGCGGCGGGTTTGAAAAAGGCCAAGAAGTCAGAGTTTGACTACGATTTAATCAAAGAGGGTGACGGGTATATATGGCAGGAGAAGGCTGAAAAGCCGACCGGGGATGCAAGGCTGATTCTTGAAGAGGAAAAGGCTACGGCGCATCGCAGGGAGTTGTTGCGGGATGCCCCGGATTTCCAGACCGCCGTTAAACACGCAGGGGGGCTGAGAACAACCCGTATGAGTTATAAGGGCGAGATCAGGGATATCACCAAAGGCCCCGGCGGGGTCTCTATATCCATACTGAATAATAAGACCGGTCTCGGGACCGATGAGATGACCCTGGCTATGATCGAGGCGGGATGGCTGCCGCAAGATGCCACGGAAGATGATCTGATAGAATATATCGAAAACAATCCCACGGAGAAGCTCTCTGACTATGAAAGTGAAGAACACCTTGACAAATTGCAGGAGGATGAGTATATAAGGCAAAAGGACCGTGAACGCGAAGCGGGGGAATCAGAAGATGACATTGATGCAGCTGAAAGAGATGGCGAAAGAGAGGCGGATCAGGAGCTGGAAGAGGCTTATGCGGAAGCTGAACGCAAAGCCAAAAACGGAGAATACGACCAAGACGCCATAGATGAGCTTGATATATGGTTCAAAGAACAGCAATCTCTCTTTGGTAAACCTGAAGAACCTCTTTTAAAGCCGGAAGAACTAACCAAGAAGGAAAGATTAGCCCGGGCACAGGATGAGGCCAAAAAGAAAGGTCTCACCAAGAAGGGTAAAAAGCCGGTATTTCCCGCTGACAAAGGTATAAAACCCGCTAATGTTGGACGACAACGAGGGTTATTTGAAAATGAACAAGGACAGATCGACCTCTTTGACGAGGGGGTTGAGGTACCGCAAAATGAACAACCGATTTATGAAAACACCGAGCCCGAAGAAATTGCACTTGTGCCTGGTAAAGAAGAAGGCCGTGCCTTACCCGGTGCTGGACGTGTGCAATATCGGACCTCCGGAAATATTAAAGCGGCAGGCAACGTGGTTACAAACACCGCAGACCTCGCCACCCTCCTCGCCCGGATCCGAACCGAGCCAGACGAATATTTCCTCTCAGTAGCCGTTGACGAGAACGGCACTATTCTTGAAATTCATGAGCATAGCAAGGGCGGCAGGTCCGCCGGCACTGTCTTTTCTGATATTGTAGTGGGTCGCGCTCTCCAGGTCCCCGGGGTTGCCAAGGTTTATTTTGCCCATAACCATCCATCGTATAACCCGGCCACTTCTTCCCCGGATGTTGCCATAACCAAGGATATAAACAGGCTCCTTAAAATTGCCAAGATCCCCACTGAATCAATAATCATCACTGGTAAAAAATACCTCGATTTCACACCTACCGATACCGGCACCCCTAAGCGGATCAAACCTGCTTTACGAAAGACCCTGCTTAAAAAGGTAAGGCGCAGGACTGGCAGGGCCTATGCGCCACAGGTCCCGGGGCTAACAAGCTCTGCACAGGTAATACCCTTTTTTAATCAAAGCCTGAATAACGAGGACGGGATCTTGCTGTTAACCGGGCAGAATGTACCGGTTGCATTTCTACCCTTTGTCAAGGGCCGGAGTATGCAGCAGACCACCCTTGACATACTTAAGCTCGCAGAAAAGATTAACGCCTCGACACTGATTATAAAGAACGATTCGGACAGCACTGCCCGAAAACAGTATGTCCAGGGACTGGTAGAGGAAAACCTCGGGAGCTTAAACCTTTTAGATGTATTGGAAAAGGGGAAGTCGTATGCCGACGGTGAGCTTGCTCAATACCGCGCCGGGCGGCTTGGAGAGGATGCACGGGATGCCCGGTTGGGGAGTGATGTGCGGCTGTCCATAGCCTCCACAAAGACCCCCAAAGGTCTATCCGGGCCTGTTGTTAAGGATCTTTCCGAATCACTTTCCAAGGTGTTTAAGGGGCTTCGCGCTCATGAGATTGTGACGCTGGGTTCTGAGGCTGAGTTGTCGGCTGATGTGGCGGAGCGGGCCAAGGCAGGGCGGGAGGAGCCGTCGGGTTTTTTGACGCGGGGGTTGTATGATACTGATCCTGCGACCGGGAAGCGGACTATTTATCTGTTTACCGATGCTATGGACAGCAAGCAGGATGTGGTCGATGTCTTTGTCCATGAGGCGTTCCATGACGGCGTGGCTTCGGGTCTGGGTGACCGGGCCAAGGCTGTTCTGACTAAGATTTATGAGGAGAATAAAGGGGCAGTAGGTGTTGTGGCCGAGGCCAGGGGCCTGGATCTTGAGACGGAGAAGGGCCGGGCCGAGGCGGCGGAAGAGTGGGTTGTGGAGGGAATGGTCAATGACACCCTGCCAAAGACCGTGTGGGATCGTATTATCCGGGCGGTCAAGGCGATGCTGCGTAAGGCCGGGATTAATGTGAGATATGGATATCGGGAAATTGGCTTAGGAACAAAGTATCGGGAGGGAGATATTAGAGGGGTGATTCGGGAGGCGGTGGTTGGAAGGGAAGAGCAACGAGGTAAGCGACAGACTCCGATAACGATTGACGAACGACGAGGTAAGCGACAGACTCCGATAACGAATGAAAAGAAAAAGGGCATCCGAAAGGAAGGGAAACCCAAGCCGGCGAGTGTGGCTGGGTTGACTGGGGATCGGGATGCGAAGCGGTCGGCTTTGCGGCGGTTTTGGGGGCATTTTAAGGAGTTCTGGAAGCCGTTTTCTACTGTGCCGGAGGGGGATGAGGCGCTGTTTGCCAGATATGAGGGGATGGGCGCCGCGGCGCGGGCATTGCGATATATCGACAAGATCCACGAGAAGTTGGACGCCTTTCCGGATGAGGTGAAAAAGGATCTTTTCCGCTTTATGGACGGGCAGATCGACGAGAATCTTCTGCCTGAAGAGGCCCGGTCTTTGGCAGTGGCGCTGAAGGAAAAGACCACGGTCATCGGGCAGATGCTGGTGGACCGGGGGATTATCAGCCAGGAGAGCTTTGATAAGATGAAGGGGCATTATGTCCATTATATGTATGCGTATCATATATTAGGGGATAAAGTCGGTGCAGTGACCACCTCCACGGGTAAGCTGAATCTCTCCTATGCCAAACAGCGAAAAGACCTCACCGCGGATCAAAAAAAGGCCCTCGGTCTGATCGAAGACGCATCGATCGCCATACCCGTGGGTATGGGTAAGGCGCTCACCGATATTGCCAAGTTCGATTATCTCGAAAAGATCGCGGCAAACGATAAATGGGTATGGACGCCGTCTATGGTGGAGGTACCGAGATGGCCCGGACGTAAAGGGCAAAAGACTACCGTCAAGATGGGGATCGGCAAGCTGATCGAAGAGGTGGATAAATATAAAGAGATGATGGAAAAGTCTCCGTCCGAGGAGATCAAGAAAAAACGGGATTACCTGCAGGCCGCTCTCGACAAGGCCATTGAAGACACAAAGAACGTACCCGGGGACTACACCCAGCTCCCCACTACCAAGAGCTATGGCCCGTTGGCAGGGGCGTTTGTGCAGACGCCGATCGCAAAGGATGTGATGCCGGTTGTGGCGTTTTACTCTGACAAGGGCAAGGTGTGGGAGACATTGGGCCGTATCGAGACCGAGGGTATGGCCTTGTTTAAGATGGGCAAGGTGGCGCTTAATTTCCCTACGGCCTTCAGGAACGTGATCTCAAATATCATGCAGAATAATATGAGGGGAAGACCCTTATTGTCTGTGATGTTTAAGGACATCCCTGCTGCATTAAAATCAGCAACGGCAAAAGATGAGTATTACGAGGAGGCGTTTAGTCACGGGATTTTCAATACAAGCTGGGCACAGACCGAGATAAACGATGTTTTGGACGAGGTCCGTAAGGCTCAAGCGGCCGGCGGCGGTTACCATAATGCCCTGATGTTGATCAAGCGGCTGGCACGCTGGTACGGGAAGATCGACGATTTCAGTAAGCACGCCATATTTTTGCAGATGCGTAAGGCAGGACATACGGTAGATGAGTCGGTATTGGAGGCCATGAAGTGGGGAATGGATTATTCTCTCGCCTCCCGGTCTGTTAAAAGTGCGAGAAAACACTACATTCCATTTGCCTCTTATCAATATAAGATAGCCCCGCTCATTGCCGAATCGCTCAAAAAGCGACCCTGGGTGATCCTGAAGTTTATGGCCGTGCCCTTTGCCATGGAGGCACTGACCCGGTCCATGTTCGATCTCGATGACGATGACTGGGATGATCTGGAAAAGCAGCTCCCGGCCTATATCAAAAAGTCGGCATCCATGATGATCCTGCCGCGAAAGACGCCTGAAGGCCAGTGGCAGTGGGTGAACGCGGAATATTTCTTTCCCTGGGGCAACTGGCTGAACCTGGGCCGGGACGTGTCCGATAGGGACGCGGGCGAGATCTTCAAGGGACTCGGCATTTCAAACCCGTATCTCGATGTTGCATGGATGATAAAATCGGCCGTGCGCGATCAGCCCCCGCAGCATCCTTTCTATGGCACCCCCTTATACAACAAGCTGGATCCGGCGCCTATGAAGGCGGCCAAAGTGGTCCAGTTTCTGGCCTTTACCTGGATGCCGTCTATGCTGTCTCCGGATAAGGGGGCCCTGGGTTACAGCATCAAGGCCGTAGAAGGCAAGAAAGACAAATGGGACAAAAAGGTCACACCGGGACAGGCCTTTGCCCGCTGGTTCGGGTTTAATATTGTGGCCGTGAGTCCGAGCCAGACCCGGGCTATTGCCGCGGTGAATGTCCAGGATCTAAGAAAGGAGCTGTACCGGATAAAGAATGATCCGCAGAAATCGGATGAGCAAAAAGCCGCGGCTGAGCAGCGATATCGCGAAAGACTGGCCGAGATAGCCGAGACCGGGGCCTCCGGCGCCATACTACCCATTGTCAAGAAAAAGGGAAAAGATCCTGTTTATGAGACCCTGATCCGAATGTTGAAGCAAGGGGCGAGTTTGCCGGGTCCCGCCGGACGGACTTTTTCGTGGGGCGGTGTGAAGCATAAGATGGGAAATGACCAGTACGAGAACTACCTCGAGCGGACGAGTAACATGGCGAGACCGAGATTAGAACGGCTGATGAGTGCGAGCGGATGGGCCAACAGACGGGAAGAGTGGAAGGAGCGTATGATAAAGCGGATTGTCGCAGGAGCGAGGAAGAGGGCGAGGAGTGAGATGAAACGCAGAATGGGGCGAACGGCCAGGAGTCAGAAGTCGGAAGTCGGAAGTCAGTAAAAAAAGATGAAAAAGGCTCTCACCCCAGTACCATCTCCCGGAGCTACGGGGCAGGCAGAGGGCACAGACCCGCCTGCCATCGCCTGGCACTGGCGGGCAGGGGGCACAGAGAAAAGATTTATAAATAAAAAAACTCTGTGATCTCTGTGGGCTCTGTGAGAGATGTTTTTTACTTGACAAACAGGAAATCATTATGAGACCATAAAGAGCAAGATACCCGCCTGCCTCGCGTTGCGAAGCATTGCGGGCAGGGACAAAAGACGCGCCAGGGCCTGATCCGCCCGGGCGTATAGAGGTTATAAGGCCGGTATGGAGGTTTCTCCGTACCGGCCTTTTTTTTGTCTATCGCCTCTTTAACCAACAAACCCAACAAACACTGGATTCCCGCCTTCGCGGGAAGACTTCAGGAAGGAGGCCCTACCATGATCAATTCTAAGACCATTCAATATCCCTTTGCCCATAAGGACCTGGTTACCAAGGTCGAATACAGCAACGGATATCCGCTCTATATCGGACGCGCCGCACCCGGAACCCTGGCGGCAGCCGCGGCCTGGCAGATCTCCAAGCTGACCTATACGGCGGTCTCGCTGGATCCGGGAATATACAAGTGTTATTCGGAGACCATCACAGCGGGCACCACCTATGCGGCCAATGAACTCGATATCGGCGCGGATCTACAGACGCTTCACGGCGCCGCGGTCCGGATCCCGGCAGATAACGGTTTTATCATCGCAAGCGACGATCTCAATATGAGATTCAATGCCGTGGGCCGTGATGTGATCGAGTTTGACGTGTCTGTTATGGGGAAAATCTGGACCTTTAACCAGTTGGATCTCCCCATGGACAAGATCTTTTTTGACAACAGCCAGTCCGGGGCCTCGGACGTGACGATCCAGGTCCTGGCCGCGGCCTCCAAACTGATGGAAAGCGATATCCAGTTTGCGAGCGGGGTCAATGACTATAACAAGGTGTGGGATGATCGAGCCGGTTACACTTATAGTTAGAGGCGTGAGGAATAAAAGATAAAAAAGGCTCTCACAGAGGCACAGACCCGCCTGCCATCGCCTGGCACTGGCGGGCAGGGGGCACAGAGAAAAGATTTATAAATAAAAAAACTCTGTGATCTCTGCGGGCTCTGTGAGAGAAAATCTTTTAAAATTAGAAACTCTGTGATCTCTGTGCCTCTGTGAGAGATAATTCTTATGCCTGATTTTCGACAAAAGACTCATGTGGTAAAGCCCCTGCAGGACATCCGCAAGCGTTTCGAGCTGTTGTCTACCCGCCGGGTGCTTTTGATTAACCGTCTGGGCGGGATCGGCGATATCCTCTGTGCCCGTCTGCTCTTCGAGGACCTGAAGCAAGTGCCCGGTGTCGGCGAGGTCACCTTTGCGGTCCCCCGGAAGTATTTACCCCTGATCCAGGACCATCCCTTTATCGATCATAAGATCGCGGTCGAGTCCCTGAATATGGACACGGTAGAGGATCACTATGTCCTGATCAAGGATATCACCATGGTGCCCGGTAAGGTCGAGCGCCGGGCCATGCCTGAGGTAACCCGGAACCGGGCCGATGTTTTGGCCGGGTCCATTGGCCTGTCCCTGACCTCACATCGGGGTCATCTGACCTTTACGGATGAAGAAATGACCTTTGCCCGTGAATATCTCGACCGGTTGGGTCCGGGAAAGAAGATCGGAATCGCGCCGGTTACCTCCCACCCTTCGAAGGACATCCCCATACCACTTGTGCAGGATCTGATCGGTTGGTGCCGGCAGGAAGGGGCGCTTCCCCTGATATTTCATGATAGGGATCTCCCGATCAAGGGCGGAATAACCTGCCGCGGTCTCGGTCTCAGAGAGTGGATGGCCGTGACATCCTTATTAGACGCGGTGGTTGCCCCGGCATCGGCCATGTTCTGGATTTCTCAGCTCACTGCGAGGCCCACGGTGGCCGTATTCGGGTGCGAAGACCTGCGGGTTTTCGGGAAATACCACCTGAACCTGCGAATAATAGAGCGACGGGCCAAAGGGACCCGGCTGCCATATTCCACAGTGGTGGGAAAACAGGACCGGGTAGAGCCGTTTAAGGGCGACTGGGTATACTGTCCCTGCTGGGATGCGCTCAAGTGCGCGTACAAGGAGTGGGGAGATTATCCGCCCCTCTGTCTCGAATCGATCCAGCCGGAGGAGATCACCCGTGAGTTAAAGGAGATATTGAACGCCCCTGATCCGGCAGAGGCCTTTGACCGGGATTATTTTATGAAGCGGGGGCATTTAGGCTGGTACAACGCGGAGGCCTGGGGCACTGACAACACGTTCCACCAGAGTTATGCCGGGTTTATCATCGACGTGTTAGGGCTTTCGCCCGGGGACCGGCTGTTGGATGTGGGGGCCGCGTTCGGGGATCTCGTGTATCACCTGCGCCAACAGGGTATCGACGCCCACGGGGTGGATATCTCCAAATATACGGTTAAAACCCGGCACGTTTCGACCCTGAAGCAGGCGGATGTATCCATGGGTCTGCCTTACAGAGACGGGTTCTTTGATGTGGTAATTTCGAGGGACTGTCTCGAACATATACCGGAGACGCGGGTACTTGATGCGCTAAACCATATCGAACGGGTCCTAAAGCCCGCAGGGCTGGCCTTTCTTGCCATTGCCACGGATTATTTTGATAAGGAGACCCAAAAACGGGTGCACAAAATCAAGCAGGACCCGACCCATGTCTGTATCCGGGATACGACCTGGTGGCACTGGAAGCTGAAAAAAGCCGGGCTCATACCCGATGACGCGGTCGGCGGCCGGGTATCGGCGCATCCGTTGGTGTCGGGGAATCGATGGGAGATATTTACGGCAAGAAGTGGGAATGGGACGGGGGTGGGAAAAGATGAACATCGAGGTAAGCGAAGACTCCGATTTTGAATAAAGGGCAAAAAAGTCTCTCGCAGAGGCACAGAGGGCACAGAGAAAAGATTTATAAATTAGAAACTCTGTGATCCCTGCCCGCCAGTGCCAGGCGATGGCAGGCGGGTCTGTGGGCCCTGTGAGAGAAAATCTTTTAAAATTAAAAACTCTGTGTCCCCTGCCCGCAATGCTTCGCAACGCGAGGCAGGCGGGTCTGTGGGCTCTGTGAGAGGAAATGATGAAAAAATTTCTGTTTGTGCATGATATTGAGAAGGGCTGGTTGGAGAAACACCGCACGGCCCGGGAGGCGACGCAGAATGTGGCCGTGTGCTGGATGAAATGCTGGGACTGGAAGAACAGGGAGGCCGAGTGTCAGTCCTGGCAGGAGGTGACGGTAGAGGAGTGCAACCGGTTTGAGTATGTCATGTTCTGGCTGCTGACCGAACCGGGCAACCCGGAGAAGTACGAGAAGATCCTCCGGGTGATCCGCGAGATGAAAACCGCGAGCATCGCGTACTGTGACGGACCGGTAGGCTGGGGGTATCAGATGAATTCACTCCCCCTGCCCTTTAAAAAAACCTGGCTCAGTATCTGCCGCGAGGCAGAACATATGTTTTGTTATTCGAGGGACGAGAGTATTCCCTACTGGCGGGCGATCCGCGGGGGTGGGCATTTTCACTCGGTCGAGTATCCGTATCCGATCGAGGTATCGAACGGCAGGCATTTTCACGCGATCGACCGGCCGCATCCCGTAGAGGCGGCAGAGACAGTGGGGGATATCCCGAAAGGGTCTTATGTGGCATTGGGCAAGGGTATCCAGAATGTCAATGAAGAACGAAATATCTTCTCTTCCCTGGCCGTGGCCCGGTTTCTCCGCGACAGATACGGACTATCCGTGTTTTTGCATACGGCCACTCCGATCGAAGACGCGGCCGTCATGCGGGACAGTTACGCATTGGTCGGGCTGACCGACGTGGAGGAGATAGAGTTGAAGCCCTGGGGCCGGTATCTCAAGGACCTGGCCCGTGCCCGGATCGCCGTGCATCTCGATATCTTAGAGACCCGGGGGCAGTTCCCCTTAGACTGCGCCACGGTGGAGGTACCGCTTGTGTGCAGCGGGTCTGTGGCCGGGGAGCGGTTGTTTCCGTACACCTATATCCAACACCCGCGCGATATCGACCGGGCCTGTCATCTGGCGGATCGGCTCCTGAAAGAACCGGAATTTTACAAAAAAGTGGTGGATCATGCCCGCAAGGCCATAAGGGCCTACTCCTACGAGTCGGTCCGGGAGCAGTTTGAAATGGCGGTGGCATCATGAAAGAGCGATGGGAACCGATACGGAAGCAGATTAATTTCAAGACCTTTATCTATATAGGCGGCGGGCTCGGTGATGTGGTGCATCATTATAAGAACAACGCCTATTTCAGGATATTGGCGAGCCTCAGGGACTATTTTCCCCTGCTGCGGGTATATCTTTATTTAGACGGGAAGAATCCCGGTCTGACCCGGCAGATCTTTGAAAAGGATCCGGGGATAGATGAGATCGTCACGGCCCACCAGAGGGGCGGTGACTTCAACTGGACCCATATCGACCGGTTTATGCGCGATACCTGCCGGATCGATCCGGGGGCTATGGCGGCCTATACGTCCGGGATGGATCCGGAATGGGTCGTCCGGCGTGTGGTCAACCGTATCTATCCCCTGATCCGGTTTCCGAGGATCCGGGCTATCTGTATGGATGATTTTTTTCAGCAGATGGATCTGACGGTAGACGAGTTTGACTTTGAATTGGCCGAGGTCGCCTGCGGGCCGGATGACCTGAAGGCGGCAAAGGCTCTGATCCATAAGGCCCGGTCCGACGGGTTGTGTATTATCGGTATCCATCCCTTTACCCATGATCCGGGCAGGGCGTGCTATCCGGTGAACCGATGGAAGCTGATCATCCGGGATCTGCTGAACCGGAACTATGCAGTGGCCGTATTCGGCGCCCCGGACGAGCGCGAACCGTTTAAGGAGATCCTGACCGGGGACCGGGTGATCGATCTGACCCATGAGATCGGAATCAGGACCAAGACGGCTATCCTCAAGCAATGCGCGGGGTGTATCACCATTGACGGTGCCATTATGCACCTGTCCTGGCTCCATGCCATACCCACGGTGAGTATTGTAGAGCGGACCCCTGACTGGAGCCCGAGTTTTACCACGAATGTCCACGGGTATCACTGGGCCTCGATCGCCGAGGAACCCTTTGCCCGCCGGGTCATTGTCGAGCAGGGCAAGGCCGGGGATATCGATCCGGGAGAGGTTGTGAAAACCGTTATGATGCTGGCGCCGTTTAAGGGGATGCGGACGAGTAAGGTGTGGAGAGATCAGTTGTGAAAAAAAGATGAAAAAGGCTCTCACAGAGGACACAGAGGACACAGAGAAAAGATTTATAAATAAAAAAACTCTGTGATCTCTGTGGGCTCTGCCTGCCCCGTAGCTCCGGGAGATGGTACCGGGGTGAGAGAAAATCTTTTAAACTTTGCGCCAGCCTGGAGAGCTGAAATTATGGAGAAGAGTATCGGGCAGTTGGTGGATGATCTAAGTATCGCTAATATCAAGATCTGGCATTTGCAGGACAGGGTGTCGGCAGGGGATGATGATAAAAAGGTCGCGGAAGCGGCCAGGCAGATTATCGTGGAGAACACGTACCGGTGCAACCTGGTCCGGGCTATTGATCAGGCCCTGGGGCAGGAGGCGTCATACAGTGAGGTGAAACTGTTTCACTGTATGACCAATAACAAATAACTAATATCCACTATCCAGTAACCAGTATCCAGCATCCAGCATCCAGTAACCAGTAACCAGTATCCAGTAACCAGCATCCAGTATCCAGTAACCAGTAACCAGTACCCGGAGGCTGACATGGTCTGTAATAAGGTGTTTGAGGATAAGGATTATGAGGGCTACGTGGATATTGTGGCCAGGTTGAAGGCTACGGCCCGGGGTCTTGATGCGGACGGGATAAAAGGTGTCCCGACCGGCGGGGTCCGGTTGTGGGAGTGCGCCCACGTGGCGGGCTGTATCCGGCCCAAGCGGGGGGATGTGGTGCTGGATATCGGGAGTCACAGAGGCCTGCTCCCCTTCTATCTGAGGGAGTTGGGATGTATCGCTCACGCTATTGATCCCGATCCGCCCGATCAGGAGTTTCTGGACTATGCGTCGAATCAGCGGTGGATTGTCTATAGGGAGGCCGACATATACGCGATCCCGTATCCGGACAGGTGTTTTGATGCGGTCACATCCATCTGCGTGTTGGAGCATCTGGTGGAGGACTGCGCCGAGGACGAGTTTGTAGACCGGATTGCCGAGGCCGTCCGGGAGGTTATGCGGGTCCTGAAACCGGGGAGGGTGTTTGCCAGTACCGTTGATTTTTACGTAAAGGGGTTTAACACATTCCGCACCTTTCACCGGGACCTGCTGTACGAGATAGTGGAGGCCGTGGCCGATGTGGCCGTACCGGTCGGGGATCTGGATTACGACATCCCGGACCCCTGGGCCTATTACATCGAAAACAGCACAGTGTACGCCGCAGACGACCCGCGCCGGCACGAACATATCGAGAAATTGAAACAAAAGATACTACCCGACAACCTGTTTACCTGCGCGGCCCTGGTGTTGAGGAAGATGGTATGACCTTACGATGGGATCTATTATTACCGACAAAGACAACCCTGATCAGGGAACGTGATCCAACTATCGCGGACGCTGACTATGATTACGCTGTTATTTGGGTGAACAAGCTGACTAACAGCGCATGGCTGTTGAAGGACAGTACCATGCAAGTCCTTCCGCCTACGACCGGGACTGTGGTTGATGTTGCCACGGCTCCAACCATAAGCATGACGGAGTTAGAGACAACGGTGGATAACCTTCAGAAGGAAATAGACGATGAAATGATGCGTAAGTCGGTTTATGACGCAGATGAAAGTGACATCGTAGATGAGGCGGAAGCTGTTGATGGCGGGAGTTTCTGAGATAGTTATTGGTTATTAGTTATTAGGGAAAGGCCCAAATAACGAATAAATAAAGCAAAAGGAGAATAAATCATGGCAAATACAATTCAAGTAAAACGTGGAGCGTTCGCCTCTCTGCCGACACTGGCAGCGGGAGAGTTCGGTTTCAGTACTGACACCAAACAGATCCATATTGGTGATGGAGCGGCAAATCACGAAGTTTTGATGCATGCCCTGTTTGACGCGCAGTCTCTGTTGGCAGCGGTTACGGATGACACCCCTGTCGCGGTTACGGTGGCGGAACAGAGAATCGTCGGTCGTAAGACGGCCGGAGACATCGCCGCCCTTACAGGCGCGGAGATTATGGCAATTTTATCCGGTCAGGCCGGCGCTGATTTTGCGATAAATACTCATAAGATTACGGGGGTTGTGGACCCTACGGCCGATCAAGACGTGGCAACCAAGAATTATGTTGATGCTACATTGAGCGGCCTCGATCTTCATGCTTCGTGTAAATTGGCCACGGCCGCGGCATTGCCTGCATGTACTGCGGCGGGGTCGGGAGTGGGGAAAACGCTGACGGCAGATGCGGTGGGTATTTTGACGGTTGATGGAGTAGCCACTGTTCTCAACGATCGAATTCTGGTTAAAGACCAGGTCACGGGCGCTGATAACGGTATTTACAAGGTCACGACCGAGGGAACGGCGGGCGTTGCTTTTATCCTAACCAGGGCAACGGACTTTGATGCAGATGCAGAGGTGACCGCCGGGGCTTTTACTTTCATCGAGCAGGGTACGGCTAACGGTGATGAGGGCTGGATTCTTACCACGAATGATACCATTACGGTTGATACAACCGCTCTTACCTTTACGCAGTTCTCAAGCGCGGCGGCTCCCGTGGCAGATTTTGTCGGGTTGAGCGATACACCAGCGAGTTATAGCGGTGAAAGCTTGAAGATAACCCGCGTTAATGCTGGTGAAACAGCGCTTGAGTTTGTGGCTTTTGCAGCCACTTATTTAGAAGCATCTCCGAGCAATGGAGAAACAGGAAAGGCGCCTAACAGTGACTGGGCTTTTGACCACGATGCGGCAACCACCGGAGTCCATGGCGCAGGAGCAAATACGCTGCTGCACAGTGGGAGTACGATTGACGGCGGGGCCTTTGCATAAGTGTGCTGGATGCAGGATGGACGATGCAGGATGGACGATGCAGGACTCCAGTATCCAGCATCCAGTATCCAGGAATCAGTAAGGAGCGATACAATTATGGACGACGCAACGATTACACAGGAAGAACCCTTGATCAAGGAGCGGTTTCCCTCGGTTGTAGACACTGACGACCTGATATTTGAATTAGGGAAACAGGCAGTCAAGGCGATCAATTATGAAAAGCTGTTAGATAGTATGCTAAAAAAAACACAGGCCTTGAGTGCAGCGACATCTGACGTCACTCAGGCGAGGTCGGAGATGGAGGCCCCATAACCGCACCTTTCACCGGGACCTGCTGTACGAGATAGTGGAGGCCGTGGCCGATGTGGCCGTACCGGTCGGGGATCTGGATTACGACATCCCGGACCCCTGGGCCTATTACATCGAAAACAGCACAGTGTACGCCGCAGACGACCCGCGCCGGCACGAACATATCGAGAAATTGAAACAAAAGATACTACCCGACAACCTGTTTACCTGCGCGGCCCTGGTGTTGAGGAAGATGGTATGACCTTACGATGGGATCTATTATTACCGACAAAGACAACCCTGATCAGGGAACGTGATCCAACTATCGCGGACGCTGACTATGATTACGCTGTTATTTGGGTGAACAAGCTGACTAACAGCGCATGGCTGTTGAAGGACAGTACCATGCAAGTCCTTCCGCCTACGACCGGGACTGTGGTTGATGTTGCCACGGCTCCAACCATAAGCATGACGGAGTTAGAGACAACGGTGGATAACCTTCAGAAGGAAATAGACGATGAAATGATGCGTAAGTCGGTTTATGACGCAGATGAAAGTGACATCGTAGATGAGGCGGAAGCTGTTGATGGCGGGAGTTTCTGAGATAGTTATTGGTTATTAGTTATTAGGGAAAGGCCCAAATAACGAATAAATAAAGCAAAAGGAGAATAAATCATGGCAAATACAATTCAAGTAAAACGTGGAGCGTTCGCCTCTCTGCCGACACTGGCAGCGGGAGAGTTCGGTTTCAGTACTGACACCAAACAGATCCATATTGGTGATGGAGCGGCAAATCACGAAGTTTTGATGCATGCCCTGTTTGACGCGCAGTCTCTGTTGGCAGCGGTTACGGATGACACCCCTGTCGCGGTTACGGTGGCGGAACAGAGAATCGTCGGTCGTAAGACGGCCGGAGACATCGCCGCCCTTACAGGCGCGGAGATTATGGCAATTTTATCCGGTCAGGCCGGCGCTGATTTTGCGATAAATACTCATAAGATTACGGGGGTTGTGGACCCTACGGCCGATCAAGACGTGGCAACCAAGAATTATGTTGATGCTACATTGAGCGGCCTCGATCTTCATGCTTCGTGTAAATTGGCCACGGCCGCGGCATTGCCTGCATGTACTGCGGCGGGGTCGGGAGTGGGGAAAACGCTGACGGCAGATGCGGTGGGTATTTTGACGGTTGATGGAGTAGCCACTGTTCTCAACGATCGAATTCTGGTTAAAGACCAGGTCACGGGCGCTGATAACGGTATTTACAAGGTCACGACCGAGGGAACGGCGGGCGTTGCTTTTATCCTAACCAGGGCAACGGACTTTGATGCAGATGCAGAGGTGACCGCCGGGGCTTTTACTTTCATCGAGCAGGGTACGGCTAACGGTGATGAGGGCTGGATTCTTACCACGAATGATACCATTACGGTTGATACAACCGCTCTTACCTTTACGCAGTTCTCAAGCGCGGCGGCTCCCGTGGCAGATTTTGTCGGGTTGAGCGATACACCAGCGAGTTATAGCGGTGAAAGCTTGAAGATAACCCGCGTTAATGCTGGTGAAACAGCGCTTGAGTTTGTGGCTTTTGCAGCCACTTATTTAGAAGCATCTCCGAGCAATGGAGAAACAGGAAAGGCGCCTAACAGTGACTGGGCTTTTGACCACGATGCGGCAACCACCGGAGTCCATGGCGCAGGAGCAAATACGCTGCTGCACAGTGGGAGTACGATTGACGGCGGGGCCTTTGCATAAGTGTGCTGGATGCAGGATGGACGATGCAGGATGGACGATGCAGGACTCCAGTATCCAGCATCCAGTATCCAGGAATCAGTAAGGAGCGATACAATTATGGACGACGCAACGATTACACAGGAAGAACCCTTGATCAAGGAGCGGTTTCCCTCGGTTGTAGACACTGACGACCTGATATTTGAATTAGGGAAACAGGCAGTCAAGGCGATCAATTATGAAAAGCTGTTAGATAGTATGCTAAAAAAAACACAGGCCTTGAGTGCAGCGACATCTGACGTCACTCAGGCGAGGTCGGAGATGGAGGCCGAGAAACAGGAGCTCCAGAAATCTAATGCCCTTTACCAGGAGAATAATCGCCGGTTGGATGCTGCGCTGGTTAAGGTCAGAAATGATAAAGCCGTGCTCGAAGACTTAATCCCTGCAAAGGATAAAGAAATAGAGACATTGAATAATGTGATCCGCGAAAAAGATACTTTAATCGGCGAATTAACAGAGAAGGTCAAACTTGGCAAACACAATACAGGTAAAAAGAGGCGCAAACGCGTCACTCCCGACGCTTAACGCCGGCGAATTCGGGTTCAGCACGGACACTAAGCAGATCTATATTGGTGATGGGGCCGCGAATCACGAACTGGGCACAGTATCCCATCATGTCCCTATTGCTTCGTCAGGGGACTTCACGATCCCCACGGGCCGCAGCTTCATCGGCGGGGATGAATATAGCGTGGAAGGAACTGATATTTTAGAGATTCAGGGAACGGGCATGATGATACTCGTAGGATAAGGAGCAACTATGTCAAGGATAATATTAGAAGAACAAGCCGCGCCGGGTACACCATCAACCGACAAAATAGCTATTTACCCGAAAGCAGGTGGGGGGATATATAAAAAGGATGATGCAGGGGTAGAGGTGCGGCTGGATAGCGGTAATATGGTTTCCGAATCGGTGGCTGATGATGCAGAGATCGTGCTGACTACAGCCGTTTCCGGCTGGGGACAAGCGATGGCCGGGGATAACGAGGAATATATTGAATTTCGGTTTACCGCAGCGGGAGTCGTAACGGTGATATCTAACTCGGCCAACGCGGTCGGGGCGGATACGGATGGCAACCTTTGCGTGTATGATGCGGGTACAGGGATAGCAATCAAAAACAGATTGGGAGCCACAAAAGATATTAGATACGTTGTTAATTACTCATAAGGAGGCGATATAAATGCGTGGATATCCTAAACATATAGCGAACAAACGAGATTTTAACAACCTGATGGACATGCCGGAATATAAAACGCAGGCATTGGCGGACCTGAAACGATTACAGGTGATTGATGACGCTAAAGTAATCAGAGTTGTCTCAGGTTCGGAAGAAGACAAAAATCTCGTCACGGAAGAAATAGACAATCCGAATCCGGT